GAGAGTGATGTTGTAGAATTGGAAACAAGAACACGTTCACCTTTACCATCATTCAAATAGATATTATCTGAAGAACTTGTTCCATATTTACCTGGACTAATACTTGTTGTGCCGGCCGCATTACCATTGGTTAATGTAGAATTATAAGAATAATTCAAACTTGTGGTTGTTGGAGTAAAGTCTGTTGTGGTAATATTAAATGCATCTACAAGAATATCTGTGTTTGCCATAGCTTCAACAGAAGTTGATACTGAGTTTGCATTTAAGAAATAATCCAACGATTGGTCAATCAATGTTCTATATGGCAATTTCTTAGGTAGAATAAATTGAATTGTTGGAGTTGCATTGGTATCAAATACGCAGTTATCAATAATAAACATTAAACTTTGATTTTGGTCAGCAGTCCATGTTTGTGCATTTTGTGAAATAAACAGAGCACCAACGGAAGGTGCAGAACCAATCTTAGTAATAATAGATGGTGTTGGATCTGTTGGAGCATTTTTAACTGAAGATGATAATGCAGTATCACCAGCTGCAGCAGTATACATTATATATTCATTGCTATTTGATTTCAACATAAAGGCATAAAGAACGCCTGGTTGAATGTAAATTGGTGCGTTAAATGTAAATTGTGTAAATGTGTTTGCATCCAAATATTGTGGATTTTCAGACACAGTAACCTGGTCTGGTGTCAATGTAACAATAGAGTGGTCTAATGTATCACCATTTGGATAACCATTCAATGTTCCAACAATAGATAATGTAATTGGTGAATTATCGTTTGTTGGCTTGGTCTTAAAGTATAGTTTAACATCGTTTAAGAAAATACCGTTTGGATAATTGTCTTTGGAAATAATAAATGTTTGTGCAACAGGATCCCATGGACTATATGTTGTAGTAATACTTGTTGTATTAGCATACTGAGTTGCAGTAAATGTTCCTTTGGCGCCAGATGGTGAAGCACCAAAATCTAACTGCTGTGCAGTTGTTTGTAGACCTTCAGCATAGTAAGTACCTTCTGCATATGTTGTTGCAGAATCTAAATTACCATTAATGCTGTTGCTAATATTCAATACTCGTTGACCGGTATGGAATGTGTCCTCAGGAATATTAAAGATTCCGTAGAATGAACCAGCTTCATTAGTTGCAAATGAACCAATAGAATATATGGCACCATTAGCAGTAGACACAGAACTAGACAATACGGCAGTTTGATTTGCACCATAGTATGTTGAAATGGTTGCAGATGCACCTGCACCTGTGCCAGCATTAATATAGATTGTGTTACCAGTATAATAATTGTTTGTTGTTGATGCCAACGAGGACAATACTAGTCTATTGGATGTTTGTGCCCATTTAACACGGCCACCAACATGAGATGCAGTTTTAATTACACCATTGGCTGTTGTTGCGTTGTATATGCCAGCAGTATTATAATAACCGTTTTGAATTGCAGTTGTGTCAGAATATTGTGTGGATGTTCCATCAGCAGCTACATACAATCTTGTATTTGATGTGTTTGGATAATTGTATATACCAACAATACGAGCAGTTGGAGTAAATACACCACCATTAACATAACCAATAGCGTCATCTTTATTAAATGTGCCGGTAACATTGGTTAATTCAATAATGTTTGACTTGCGAACATAATTTGTTACATCAATATTATCAAATCTTGGATATACACCAGTATTAATTAATAAACCTTCTGCACGAACAACCACTTGTTGTGGACGAATGTAAGGTAATACAGAGATATCAGTAATATAACCATTATTCAATGAGTATGTGTTACCAATCTGGTCATAAGGACCAAGAACGGAACTTTGCATTTGATTCATTGTTGTGTATGTCTGATTTCTAATATAACCAACATTTCCAAATGGACTTGGATTGATACCGTGACCAATTACAGGACCAGAAGAAGTTGTTGTAGTTGTTCCAGAAATAGTCTGCCAGTCACCAGCAGTCAACACATTGATTGCAGCTGAGTTTGCTTGAAATACTTGCAAATTAGGATCAGTAATTAACAACGCAGGTGAATAGTTTGTATCTACCCAATTGTCTACGTTTGGTGAAAGTGTTAGAACACCTTGACGAGTAGCAAAAGAAAATGGGTTTACATTAACTGTGCGTGATGCAAATTTTTGAGAAATTACATTAGCAGTTGTAAATGGTAAAGAATAGTAGTTTACATAACCATCAGACTTAATAGAATAACCTAATGTGCTTGAAGTTGCGGCAGAAGGTAGTCCCATGTTGTATGCAGTTGCCAAAGACTTCAATGGGAAGTTTCTAACATTCTGTGTTGCTGTTAATTGCCTGTTACGGCGATTAATTGTTGCTGAGTAATCAGAACTTAATGTATCTGCGGTAGAATAACTAGAGAAGTCATCAACTAAAATACCATTTTTGAAACGATTTAAACCAAGAGAATCTGAAATTTGTAAAGAACTTGCTTTTTGTTCTAACAAACTTAATGAAGTATAGTATTCAACTTGGTTAATACGACTTTCAAGTCCAGCAATGTCTTGCATTGTGTAACGCTTGTGTTTTACTTTTGCAATTTGCAAATCCGAAACATATCCTGCAGGAGCTTCTGTTGGAATATAACCAGTATAAGGATTGTGTGTCAATTCTGCAATTACCAATGAACCATCTGGTTCTGTTGGGAAAATTGGATTTAATGAAGGTGTTCCTTCTACAATTTGAAAACTTCTATCTTTACTGAGAACAAGTTTATCTTTTCTAGCAAGATAATAAGTATAATCACCAACAAATGTTGTTGAATCAACAGGTAAAAAGAAACCTTTATTAGATGCACCAGAAGAATAACGATAACTAAACGCTGCAGCAGCATTTGTTCTTGTTGGTCTAAAATCAATACTATCTCTTAATGAATAAATTAATCCGTGTTCACTAATATATTGTGGAACTTCTTGATATAACTCATTTGTGTAAGAATTGATGCTAAAATATCCATCACCACCAGAATGTTGATAGTAGTCTACTAATACTAAAATATTACCTACTGGTTGTGGAACTCCAGGTTTTAATGTAATACTTGCATGGTCATAGTAACCATCTCTTTGACCATTATCAAAAATATAATTGTTTGTAATGTTATATGCAGAACTTGCCAACATAGCAGTTGTTGCTTGTGCCGTTGGACTACCAGTATCAATAATCTTAACAATTTGTTTTACATCTGAAAGATATAAAGATTGTTTTTGTCCTGGAGTTACCAAACCTGCTTTTTGAATGTATACTTGGCCAGTTGAAGTTAAAGTATTATTATCAACAAAAGTATATGTTGCAACTGCTGTGTTACTTGAATTAATTACAGAACTATTTGCGGTAATTAAATATTTTGTTCTTAAAATGTGACCAGTATTTTGTCCATTTTCAACAAATACTTTAGCATAGATAGTTGCGGTAAATGTACCACCAGCGTCAGTTGCATTAAGGGTAGCAATAGAAGCATCGCTATTTAATGTAATTGTTCTACCTGCAGTTGTCCAAGGAACATTATCACCCACATTCAAAGTGCAACCAGCACCTTTGGCAGTAACAACAATAATATAGTTATCTTTAACTAAATCGGTACTTAAAACGCTGCTAGGAGTACCAAAATGTCGAACAACATTTAGATAATCACCTTGATAACTTAATTCGGCTGATACACCAGAACCAGTTGAAGTAAACGATACACTTCTCCATACTTGTTGTGTTGTGTATGAAGTATCTGTCAATGTTGAAACATATGGACTACCAACAGTAAAGACCATTTCTGGAACAGTTGGATTTTCTAAAATTGCATCACCAGTAGAAAGGTTGTTTACACGACCTAACAAATTAATTCTTGCACTAGCATTTTTAGTTGCAGGATAAGAAGTCTTAGTTACATTAACCATAGACTCAATATCTTTAGTATCAAAGTTTAATGTAAATACAGAAGTTGCATCTGGTGTTACTGTCCAATTTTGATTAATTGTTGCAGTTCTTGTTGAACCAACATAACTAGTAATTGTTCTAAAATCTCCAGCATCAGTACCAGATGTAATAGAAATGTTTACACCACTATAAGCATCATTTACGGCTGAGAAAGATTGTGGTAAAGTAATTGTGCTTGCTGTTGCAGAAACCGCAGTATTACTTTGTGTTGCATTTTGAAGTCCAGTTACATAAGCTTTATAAACATATGTGTTTGAAGCTGCTGATGTTGAACTATCATAAATTAAAGCACGAACATTGGCAGTTGCAACCAATGTAGAGTTATACATTCCTGAGTTTGCGGTATATACATTGGCAGAACTTACGCAATGTAAATCAATTGTTCCATATGTTGTGGTGTCAAAGAATGAACCATTGGAACCATTTACATTATCAACATAAAAATAAGAACCATAATCAATAAAGACTGGATTATTATTTTGTGATTCTGTGGTTCTTGCACGGTCAGAAACCAAATCAATACTTGCTTGATTTTCTAAACGATAACCGTGAACATATGCAAGACCTTTACCGATAGACATTGTATATTTGGTAGAATCTGCAACATAAGTTTTTGGTGTAAGTTTAAAATCCGAAACAACATAGTCACCGTTAGTTTCAAAATCTCGTTTAGCAAAATAATCATCAATTACATTGTAAACAGAACCATCAACCAATTTGGCTACATTACCATCTTCTACACGAACCAACTCAATAAATCCATCGTCATCACCAAATGTTAATGGACGAGATTCTAATGTAAGAGTAATAAGATAACGGTCTGCACCTGGAGCTTGATAGTTGGATGCACCAACCGCAGGATCCAATAAAGATGTATCATTTACATAATCTTGAATTGTTTCATTAATGTTTAGACCAATACGGCGTGATGGTGTGCTGTCATATTTGTCAACCACAACAGTTTGTGGATTTACTTGAACAAATACACCATTAGAAATAGTAATACCATCTGAACGAGTATAATTGCCAGAGATATAGAATACACCTTGTGCAATAGAAGCAACAGAAGAAGATCCGGTTGCATTAGAACCAATTGCTTGTGCGGTTAGATTTGAGCCGTTATCATAAATGATGTCACCATTGGTAAATTGAGCACCGGATTTATATGAAACAATCAAAGTGGGTGGATCACCAACACCAGATGTACCTGTTGCAGCAACCACGGCAATAACTTTGGCCAATACAGTACCAGTTGCATTTTGAATTAATTTATTGGAAAATTCATTAACATCAATAGCTGCATTATTATAAGTTGTTTGTAATTTGATATAATAACAACCAAAATTAGTTGTTACTTGTCCACCAGTTACAGGTGAATTTTGTTTAAAAATGTTATCCGCAAATTTGGTAATCTGGTCTTGCAGAATGGTTTGAGCTTGTGTTAATTCCCGTGCTTGAACTGCGTAACCAGGCTTAAAAAGAATTCTATGATAATTCTTTGCTGGGTCGAAGTCATCATAATAGGGGTCAACATTAAAATTCAGCGGCATTTTATTCCTTTAGTATCCTAATACAAACTTAAACTGTTCTATTCCGTCCGGACTTCTTTGAACGCTTGCACGATTTTCTACATATGACAAATAACCAGAAAATAAAACAAAGTCTGGAGTGCTTACATTTAATACGGTTCTTGCGGTCTTTGAAGAACTTCCAAATACTGGTGCGTTGATGGTATATGTTCCTGTTGTATTTATCAGCCTAACCACATTAGTTCCAGTATCAAATGTTAAAACGGTCGCAGTAAATGTTGGGTCGCTCTCTAAACCTTGATATACGGTTTCATCCAATTCATATGCACCAAAACCTGGAGCAACCACAAAATCTGTGGTTGTTTTATAAATGGCACCATTTGCAGGATATGGTGCGGTACTTAGTGCGGTAGGATTAATTAATAAACCAATTTGTCTATAATCAATGTCTGTTGGTAAATTACCAGATTCGTCTGCATTGAACTCTACCGTTACCATTACATGACTACAACCAAATTCTGAAACGGGGTCGAAGGCGTGGCCACCAACAGGAGAGGCAGGAGCAACGAAGGTTGCGCCAGATCCAGTAGAAGAAGTGACCGACACATTTGCATAACTGTAATTGGTTCCTGTGTTGGTTACGACAATATCGGTAATAATACCATTTTCAACGGTTGCCGTTCCTGTGGCACCACTACCATCTCCAGTTATCGCAATAGTAACCACAGAATTGGCTGGGTCATATCCAGAACCACCAGATACCACATTAATTACTTCAATATCACCAAATCCAGCAGAATTTTGAACTGGATTAGGAGTGTTTTGTCCTACAGGAATTGGCATCCAAGATGAATCTAAGAATTTAACCTTACTTCCAACATCAATGGTATACATATACTTCCATTTATAACCATCGGTACCTTTATAGATGTTGTTTGTTCCATAACTTCCTGGCTGAAAAAATGGTTCATCTGTTGCATCTATACCATTGTTATTCCATAAACATTTAAATACTTGGTCGTATTTGTTACGAACATAGAATTTTCTGACTAATGTACCGGCTGCATTTATTTCAAACATATCAACATTGTCTTGATAATAATCATATACGGTATTGGTTACCCAATCAATTCTTTCTGTAACAGGACTAATGTTTGAAGAATTAATTAATTTTGCCACAAACATATTTTTGAATATGTTTTTGATTGATTGTTGGTCTTGTGTTGGTGTGGTTGGTTGACCTTCATTTGGCCAAGGAATTACACGGGAAAGAAAACAATACAGTTTACTAATAGCTTGTGGTGGATTTGTGCCTTCAATAAAAGCCACAGGAGCAAAGAATGTCTGCTCTACTTGACCAACTTTTGCATTATATGTTAGAAGATGTTTATTTGCCATGATTTATTTATTACGCTGTATAGGTAAAAGTTGTTGTCAATGCAGTATTTGAAACATTACTACTCATTTTACTGTTAGAACCTGGATAGAAAGACAAATATTGATAGTAACAAGCAGTTCCAGTTACACCATAAACTGCACGAGCACCAGTTCCATTTCCAACATTAAAAAAATCATTTGCTAAAAAAGCAATAGAACCTGCAGTTTTTAAAGCAATTCCGTGTCCTGTTGTATTAGCATTAGTTAAAATACTTGTTCCTACGGTAATTGTACCGCCATATACTTCAACAGCTGCAGCATTGTTTGCATCAATTTCAGAACCAGTTAATGTTAATGTTGCACCAGAAGAAACAGAAGCAACAGTAATTGAACCAGAAGTTTCAATATCAGTCATGGTTACTGTACCGGTTGCAGCTTCAACACAATACACATCATTTGTGCTAGAATGTGTTAAATGTGCAGTATTTAAATGCGTAACTGAACTACTACTTCCGTTTGCTTTTACGCAAGCACCAGAACCCGATGCATCAATCCACAAATCTCTCATAAACAATCGTTGTGGATTGGATCCGTAAACTAATACACCGTAACCATTATTTGGTGCAACAATTCTAATATTAGAAATTGAGAAATGATTACTTGTAATATCAGCAGCCAAACCATTTACATTAATTTGACCAGTAACAACTGGAGCTGCATGAGTTCCACTTCCTAAAGATGTTAACCAAATTCCACCTTTATTGAAATTAACATTTTCTGTAATGTTGCCAGTCAATACAAGAGTTGCAGGATTACTGTCAGTATGTCCTGCGGCAACTGCGGCCGTATTTGCAGCTGAAATAGTTTTATATGGATAAAGAATAGAACCATTAGCACTATAATTGTCTGTTCTGTTTGGATCAATCCAATAGATAGATGTTCTTTGTAATCCACCAAAAATATTATTAGCTAAAGTTTTAACGGTAAATTGACTGGTAGTATCAGAAGGAATATCCACACCAATTAATATGGTGTTGGCTGTATTTGCGTTTAATGAACTTAATGATGGAAGTTCTGTAATTTTTACTGTTGACATTTTTTATCCTATTAAAATGATGGCGCCAGATTGTGCAAGCAGCGTTTCATTGTTTTGTGTTACTATTTCTGAATTGTATTGTAACCCTACGGTACCGTAAATAATCACATTATTTGCTAATACAGTTCTTTGTACCGACATTAAAGAATTTACAGTATTTGCAAGAACTTCAGTTAATGTAATTGTTCCGTTTACATAATCAACACTATCTACCGTTTTTTCTGTATTATTTGCAACAAGAATCTTATCTCCTGCATATACAATATCTTTTAATGGATATGCAGTATTACTATAAGTACCGTTATTAACAATATTATAGGATCCTGTTAGAGATGTTATATTTATGACATCACCACCAGAGTTGGCAGTTACATAAGCAACATTGGCATAAGTCAACCAAACATTATCTGTTAAAACAACTTTATCGTTTTGTATGATACCAGAAACATCTGAGTGAATTTCAAATCCATTATTTAAAGTTAATAATATGTTACTATTTGAGAAAATAAAACTTTCCAAATTTGCACCATGCAAGGTGCTAAAATTCATAATGTTATTACTTTGATTTGTCCAATTACTATTCATAGTTACATATGAATCATCATGGCCAGTGTAGTAACTTAATGGTTGACCTTCTTCTAAAGCACTAGTTGCAGTAAAATTCAAATCTGCATTGGACTTCATAGCATAACGACCAATAACTTTCATGCCAGAAGGATGCAACAAGTTCATTAATGTTTCTCTATAACTTGCAATTTCTTTTTCTAATGTAATTTCATAAGTATAATTATTGTAGATTTCATTTTGTAATACATCAAAAGAACTTGGTTGACCCGTTGTATCTAAGTATTGTCCTTGACTTACAACAAGACCATTTAAGAATGTTGCGGATGCCTGTGCGGTACCATCACCATAAGTAATCAAACCAGTAGAATCAAATCGTGTTGCAGTATTGATTGAACTATATTGATTGGTCATTTGAACAGAAATGTTCTTTGAATCTATCTTTAAAGGTAAACTATAATTTGGTATTGCATTGTAGTTATATACACGCAATCTCCAAAGTGATTGTGTTGGATCTCCGTTGGGTACCAATACTTCAATTGAATCCACCACAGATTTATAACTTGAATTGGCTAAACTTGTTCCTTGATAAATGATATCACCAGAACTCGGTGAATTTGAAATGGCCACATTTGAGACCACCATGTCTTGCACTTTTAGTGAAACATTCGGAGTAGAAACATAATCTTCACCAGCATCAATAATATTAATAGTTGTAATCGAACCAACACGGTCCACAATAGACGAAAATACTGCACCATCACCAAGAATACCTGGAACAGTCAACACAGCATTAACTCCAGAAGAAACAATATTTGTGCTTGGTAATGCATCTGCACGATATCCTAATCCACCTAATGGATATTTTAAAACACCAGCAAGTTGAGTGTATTGAACTTCTAAAATTGATCCGTTATTACTTGAAACTTTAGAAATTTTAGCATTAGCACCATAACCAGAACCACCATTTAATTGAATAATTTGATTGTTACTATATCCAGTACCTGCTGTTGTAATTTGAATTGGTGCCAATATACCTAAATTTCTTAGGTTAGCTTGAGTGCTATCCTCTACTGTATATAAAGAATCTGCTTGAATTGTTGGGTCGGATGTAATACCACCGCCAGAGTTTTCAACTAACACAGAAGAAATAGGATATGTTGTAAATCCAGTAAATGTAAATGCGTTGGCTAAACTAGTATTTGCATTAGCGGTTGCAAGATTTGAAAAGTTATAATTTGTGTTACCAATAGTAATATATTGTTTTACAGAAATAACATCAGTTGGTACAAAAGTGGCATTAGCAATACCATTGGCTGAAGGATTTAAACCACTAACAGTAACATAAGCACCTGGTGCATTTGTTAAAGTAATTTGAGTATTGGGATTTTCTCTAAATCCATAACCACCACTAGTAACAGTTACACGCTGAATAGAACCCGAAGTTGTTTCACCTACGGTGGCAGTTGCACCAAGACCCGTATTTGAAGTTAATCCATTATATACAATAACAGGATCACCTGGACGATATAAAAGTCCTCTATTATTTGGACTAATTAGAACTTGTCCAATTTGACCTACAATCTTTGCGCTTAATGGTTGACCATTGAATAGAATATCTTGATTATTCGCATCAACAACACGAACAAACTCACCAGACTGAAACAATCGTTGAATGTCTGAGATAAAGACTTCGATTTTAGAACCAGAAACAATTGCGGTTTCTACTGTGGCAATAGATTTGGTGGTTTCACCAAACAATCTATATGAACCATTTGTTTTGGCTAATTGAAGAAAGTTTAAATCGGTTGAATCTAATTTTAAACTTTTGGCAACATACCATTTACCGGCAGAAGCCTTTAATACCGCATCTTTTGTATAAAAAAATTCTACATCGGAGTTGTAAAGCGTTCTGAATAGAAATTTATAAGATGCCTGAGTGCCTTTAGATTGATATAGTTGTTTGGCCATTTTGGCCACTTTAACTTTATCAGCAAGTATATCTTGTGGAAAATACACCAAAAATTCATCATAAAAATAATCTAAAAATTCTGTTAAAGTTTTATCAATATCAGTATAATTTAAAAGATTTTTACTACGGTCAGTAACTTGACCTGTTTCTTCCATCCATTGGTAGTATGCTTGCAAAAATAAAACAAAATTTGCATAACTAGGATCATCCCGAACAAATTCGGGAAGTTGTGATGGAATTAATAACGAGGTTTTGTGGCCGTTCTCTATCATGACTTGGCGGTAACATTAACTGTGATTGCTGTGGTATCGTATGGATCTACTGTAATGATTCTATTGTATGTAGAAGAAACTATATCTGTTGTTGGAGTTGTAGCTAAAGCAAATTGTCCTAAATCATTATCAACACCAATAGGACCAAAAGAAGTCAAAGTAATAACACCTTCTTGGTAATCAATTGTTCCGACATTTGAATCAAAAATAGTTTTTACACCAGAAGAATTGAAATAATAAGACCTCAATGTTCCATAACGACCTTGCAAATTCACCACTAATGTTGCCAATTGACCAGTTGTGTCACCAGCTGCAGGTGTTACGGTTGCAATAGCTGAAGTATAATTATTACCTGAATTGGTAATTGTAACGGTTTTAATTGTTCCACCAGAAATTTCCGCAGTTGCAGTTGCGCCTGTACCATCGCCCAAAATAGTAATGGTTGGTGTGGATTGATAACTGAAACCAGGATTTAATACAGAAATTGTATCAACGCCTTGGGTAGCAGCTGGAACTTCTTCAAGGTAAATATCATTAACAACTGTTGTAAGATTGGTCGGATCTCTAAAACTTAATGCGGGAGAACTACTTACACCACTTAAAAATCTACCTGCTTGTAGTGCAGAATTATAATATAGATTATATGTTGTTGGTGTAATTAAATTTGGAAAAAATTTCTTCTGTAAAGACAAGTCAAATTCACTGGTAACAATTGCAGGACTATAATTCTGAATTGTTGTCATTAAACTATAAGAACTAAATGTAGAGTTAAATGTATTTAATGTAGAATTGCAAAAAGATTGAATTGCAGATTTAACACCCGATTGAATTTGAGCTGCTGTTTGAGATGTTTTTGTAGGGTCGTATACAACATTTACCACAAATTTTAAATATGTGTAGTCTGGATCCACAATAGTAGGAGTTACAGTCAATACTGAAATTGGTTTAATAACTTCTGTAATAATTCTTTGTTTTTGAGTTTGTGTTAAATTATATGATCCAGTTGGTTTTAAAGAAACAAATACTTGGCCATATACAGGAGGACTATTTTGTTCACCGCCCCATACATTAACAGCATCAAAAGAAATGCCTAGATTATTTTCTTGAATGGCAGTAATGTAATCATTTTTACTTACAGCACGATTTTGAGCTGCATATGATTTTGGTGCTTGATAACGAATCGAAGCAATAGTTTCTTTATCATTACCTGCTGTAGCTGCTGTAACAGGAGTCAATGTATAGGTTGAAAACCCTCCAATTGTATCCATCAGAACAAAGTTATTTGCATCCGCAGCCAAAGTTCCATTA